ACCCGGCGCGCGGTGGTGCCGACAGCACAGTCATCGCCGTGCGCCAGGGGCGGGACATCATCGACATCAAGCGGTTCAAGGGCGACGACACCATGACCGTGGTGGGGCACGTCATCACCACCATCGAGCAGTACCGGCCGGCCATGACCGTCATCGACGAGGGTGGCCTGGGCTACGGTATCCTTGACAGGCTCACCGAGCAGCGTTACAAGGTGCGCGGTGTGAACTTCGGGTGGAAGGCGCTGCGCCCCATTGCTTGGGGTAATCGGCGCTCGGAGATCTGGGGCTCGATGAAGGAGTGGCTCAAGACAGCCAGCGTTCCGCAGGACAAGCAGTTGCGCGACGACCTCGTAGGCCCGCGAGTCAAGCCTGACTCGTCGGGTAAACTGTTCCTGGAGTCGAAGAAGGAAATGAAAGCCCGAGGGCTCGCATCGCCTGACGCGGCCGACGCCATCGCGGTGACCTTCGCGTTCCCCGTCAACACCGACGCTGTCGGCTATTCGCACTCCACCACCCCGTCGCACTACGCGGTGCCGGTGGTGAACTTCTGGGGTACTCAGTAAAGGGCCTGATATGGCACGCATCTCGAACGATCAACGCATGGCCACCCTTCACCAAGAGGCCATGCGGGAGTTTGACAACATCCAGGGCGCCGTCCGTGACGAGCGCCTGCAGTGTCTGCAGGACCGGCGTTTCGCCACCATCGCGGGTGCTACCTGGGAAGGCCCGCTGGGGTCACAGTTTGAGAGCAAGCCCAAGTTCGAGGTCAACAAGATCGCGCTGGCCATCACTCGCATCATCAACGAGTACCGGAACAACCGCGTCACGGTGGACTTCATCAGCAAGGACGGCACCGACGCGACGAGTCTGGCTGAAACCTGCAACAAACTGTATCGCGCCGACGAGCAGGACAGCATGGCCGTCGAAGCCTACGACAACGCGTTCGACGAGGCGGTCACGGGTGGCATGGGTGCGTACCGACTGCGAGCCTGCTACGAAGACGAAGAGGACGACGAGAACGAGCATCAGCGCATCCGCATCGAGCCGATATACGATGCTGACAGCAGCGTGTTCTTCGACATCAACGCCAAGCGTCAGGACAAGGCCGACGCGAAGTCTTGCTACGTCCTGACCAGCATGACGCCCGATGCGTACCGCGACGAGTACGACGACGACCCTGCGACCTGGCCCAAGGACGTTGAACAGACCGGGTTCGACTGGAGCACACCCGACGTGGTTTACGTCGCGGAATACTACCGCGTTGAGCACAAGAACGAGGTGGTGCGAGTGTTCCAGGCCATTGACGGCACCGAGGAACGGTACACCGAGGCCGACTTCGAGAACGACCCCGAGTTAGAGGTCACGCTGTCAGCCATCGGCAGCGTCGAGGTGCGGCAAAAGAAGGTCAAGCGCAAGAAGATTCACAAGTACATCCTGTCCGGTGGCAAGGTGCTTGAGGACTGCGGATACATCGCCGGCAACTGCATTCCCATCGTGCCGGTATACGGTAAGCGGTGGTTCATCGACAACATCGAGCGGTGCATGGGCGTGGTGCGGTTCGCCAAAGACCCGCAGCGCCTGAAGAACATGCAGTTGTCCAAACTGGGTGAGATCAGCGCGCTGTCCAGCGTCGAGAAGCCGATTTTTGTACCCGAACAGGTGGTGAAACACTCGGTGATGTGGTCGCAAGACAACATCAAGAACTACCCGTATTTGTTGGTCGATCCCGTTACGGGGGCAGATGGTAGCCAGCAGGTGGTTGGCCCCGTTGCCTACACCAAGAGCCCGCAGATTCCCCCGGCGATGGCCGCGCTGCTGCAACTGACCGAGACCGACATTGCCGACATTCTGGGCAATCAGCAGAACGGTGACAAGATCGTCAGCAACATCAGCGGCAAGGCCGTGGAAATGGTACAGCAGCGCCTGGACATGCAGGCGTTTCTGTACATGAACAACCACAACAAGGCTGTTCAGCGCGGCGGTGAGATTTGGCTGTCGATGGCGCGTGAAATCTACGTCGAACCGAGGCGGCGCATGAAGGGGGTCGGGGTTCAGAACGAGGTCGAGTCCATTGAGATCATGCGCCCCGTGCTTGACCGTAACGGTGAAGTGGTCATGGAGAATGACCTTTCTCAAGCCAAGTTTGATGTGGTGGCTACTCTTGGCCCGTCGTCGAGCAGCCAACGCTCGGCCACCGTGCGTTCGCTGCTAGGCATGCTGCAACTGACGCAAGACCCGCAGACCCAGCAGGTGCTGCTGGCGATGGCCTTCCAGAACATGGAGGGCGAGGGCATCAGCGACGTGCGCGCCTACTTCCGCAAGCAGATGGTGCAGATGGGTGTCATGAAGCCCAACCCCGAGGAAGCCGAGCAGATGGCTGCGCAAGCTGCCCAGCAAGACCCCAACGCCGCATTCCTTGAGGCCGCAGCCGAGGAGGCGCTGGCCAAGGCGGCAAAGGCCCGGGCTGATGTGGTGGGCACCGTTGCCAACAGCGAGTTGACGCGCGCCAAGACGCTGGAGACGATCAGCAAGATCGACACCGACCAGACCCGCGTGGCGCTGGAGTTGGTGCAGTCCATCGGGCTGCCCGAGCAGGCGCCGCCACGACCAAAACTCTGAGATTCGCCGGGATTACCCGGCACCGGCAACCACGCAGCCGCCAATGCGTGAGATGAGGAAGAGCATGGGAATCAAGATCGAAGTCACGCAACCTGACGGCACCACCGAGGTCCACGATGGCAACGACGACCAGGACGCGCCCGATACCGGCGCAGATGAGCCGGCAGAGGAGCATCAGGCCGACGCAGACCCCGCGCCTGATGCCGAGGCCGCACCGAACGAGGAGCCAGACCCGGCGACCGCCGACGAGGTGACGGTCAGCATCGGAGACGAGGCGCCGCCGCCCGACGAGACTGAGCGAGCGCCCGAGTGGGTGCGAGATCTGCGCAGGCAGCATCGGGAACTGCAGAAGAAGGTGCGCGAGTACGAGGCCCGAGAGCAGCAGGCGGCACCTGCCGGCCCGAAGCAGGTCGGCCCAAAGCCGAGGCTTGAAGACCACGACTACGACACGGACAAGTACGAGGCGGCGCTGGACGCATGGCACCGCACCAAGGTCGAGGCCGAAAAAGCAGCATCTGAGGCACAGGCCCGTGCAGACGCCGAAGCCCGCGCCTGGCAGGCGAAGCTGGACAGCTACGACAAGGCTAAGGCCGAGTTGAAGGTGCGCGACTATGACGACGCCGAGTTCACCGTTCAGCAGGCCTTGAACGCCACGCAGCAGGGGCTTTTGATCGACGCGCTCGACAACCCTGCTTTGATGGTGGTTGCACTGGGGAAAAACCCCAAAGAACTGGCCCGCGTGGCCGCAATCCAAAAGCCGACGCAGTTTCTGCGAGAGTTGTCACGAATCGAGGACACCAAGTTGAAAGTCATCCCCCGCACCAAGCCGCCCGCACCTGAGCGCAGCACCCCAGTCGGCACTGCGCCCGTCAGCGGCACGGCCGATTCCACGCTGGAGCGGCTGCGCGAGGAGGCCGCCCGTACTGGAGACATGACGAAGGTCATCCGGTACAAGCAGCAGTTGAAGGCGAAGGCACGCTGACCCCTTGACCCCCGCGCCGGATGTGGTACATTCGGCGCCATTCGGGTTTCGCCAGCCCAAAATCGGCAGTGACAAGATGCGAGTGGCCGCCCGACTCCAACGGGGTGAGTAAGCAGGCGCGGAGCAATCCGCAATATCTCACTCATCTCGGAGCCCACAATGGCCAACTCATTCTCGAAAGAAGAACGCGTCGCGTTTGAAAACCTCCTGGAAGGCTTCCAGGACGCCCTTGTTCTGTCTCGCAACGTCGCGGTTTACACCACCGACCAGACGATGATGGAGCGGACCAACAACGTCATCTGGCGTCCGCAGCCCAATATCGCCGTGTCCTACTCTGGTGTGGACATGACGGCCAACTTTGACGACTACACCCAGTTGTCCGTCCCCGCGACTATCGGCTTCCCCCGATCTGTGCCGTGGATCATGAACGCCACCGAACTGCGCGATGCTCTGCAAGAGCAGCGCCTGGGCGATGCTGCCAAGCAGAAGCTGGCCAGCGACATCAACGTCGCCGTGATGAACGTTGCCACCGCGCAGGGCACCCTGTTCGTCAAACGCACTGGTGTGGCGTCGGGCTTTGACGACGTGGCTGAAATCGAGTCGGTGATGAACGAGCAGGGCGTACCTGGCACTGACCGCTACTTGGCTCTGTCCACCCGTGACTACAACGGCATGGCGTCCGACCTGGCGAAAAGCACCCGCAGCTTCGGCAACGACATCAGCGACAACGCGCTGCGTCGGGCGTTTGTGGGCCGTGTGGCGAGTTTCGAGACCTACAAGCTCGATTACTCAGTGCGCAAGGCCGCTGCTGCTGGTGGCGCGGGCCTGACGATCAGCACGTTGCCGGCCGCAAACAACTTCTGGGTGCCCCGCGCTCAGACCGTGGCGGCCACGGGTGAGGCTGCGAACATCGACAACCGTTTCCAGACGGTGACTGTCTCCAGCACGACCAACGTCGCGCCTGGTGACTCGTTCACCATTGCCAACGTGTTTGCGGTGCATCACATCACCAAGCAGTCCACGGGCGTGCTCAAGACGTTCCGCGTGATTGCGGTGCCGAGCGCCACGACTTTGGTGATCTCTGCTCCGATCATCTCCAACCAGGGCGGCTCGGACGCTGAGGCGCAGTACCAGAACGTCACCATCCCAGTGACCTCTGCAACCGCTGCAATCACGTTCCTGAACACCGCCGCCGCTGCCATGAACCCGTTCTGGCAAAAGGACGCCATCGAAATCCTGCCGGGTCGCTACGCGGTCCCGACGAATGCCGGTGCGGCCGTGATGCGCGCTTCGACGGACCAGGGCATCGAACTGGTGATGACGAAGCAGTACGACATCAAGACGATGAAGACGCTGTTTCGCCTCGACACGCTCTTCGGCGTGGTCAACAAGCAGCCGCAGATGTCGGGCATCATCATGTTCGGCCAACCCTAATCCACCTGAGGAGAAAATCAAATGTCATTCGTTGTACAACCTCAAGGGATCGGGACGGTCGTTGTCCCGGCTGGGTCGTCAATCGCCGTGTTCTGCCAAGGGCAGGCAACCGTCAGCCGCACCTCGAC